GCATATCTATCATCTTTGATGAGAATTAGTAAATCATTTAAAGGAAAAAAAGAACAAATAATAGAAAAAATAATCAATGCTGTTGATAGGGAACTCCTATTACCAGAAGATTTAGATATAACTGGTGATAAGCTTACTAAATTGATAGTACCCAACATGCATCCTTTACAGGCAGCAAACTGGATAAAAGATCGATGTTACACTAAAGATGGTTATCCATTTTTTCTATATTCTACTATTGCAGATGACAAAATAAGAATGGCTGACTTAGGTACAATGTTAAGCTTAGAGCCTATGAACAAAGAAACTCTCGATTATGTTTATTCTGTTGCGTATGCTCAGCAAAGCAAAGCCTATACTAGTGGAAATCCTGATCATCTTATTGATCCCATAGAGCAATTTAGAGAAGCATATACAATAACTAAACTCACAATTCAACAAAATGAAAAACAATTAGATCTTGCAAGAAGAGGATATATTGCTTCTCGCTATAATTTTGTTGATACCACTACAGGTAATAATTTTAAAATAGACTATGACATGGGAAAAACGTTTGAAAAACTCATAGAAAACCAAATATTAAGACCATCAAATGGTTTTTATCCAACTATGGATATGAATGCTCGATATGGAAAAAGAATAGAAAGAATGAATGACTTCAGTACGAGAGAAGTAACTCACTTTGCAACTTCTAGACAGTTTAATGATTTTTCTGATACTGAAAGCTATCATGAAGGTAAAGTTACAGAAGATCATGAAAGTAAAATAACAGCAAAAAGTCTCAGATATTGGCTACTAAAGTCAAGTTTACAGATTCAAGTGCCAGGAAAAAACTTTCTGTTGAAAGATGGGAATATGACTATTGGTAATATAATAAGATGTAAGTTTTTATCAAACAGAGAATATACACCTAACATGGCAAGAGATGAAATTGAGGACTTAAAAAAGAGTGGAGATTATTTAATTTATACAGCTAGACATCAGTTTACTAGAAATGAATATCATGTTACTATGGACATCGGTAGACTTGGTACTAGAGGATATGGTTTAGCTCCAGGATTCAATGTAGGATTGGGTTAAATGAATTCACAAGATCAAATAATGATGAAGATTCTATATTCAGACTATGCACCAGCAGAATCAATATGGTTTGTTGGTAAAGTTATTAGTAATACTGATCCGTTAAAATTAGGAAGAGTTCAAATAAGAGTAATGGGTATGCATACCGATGATTTGTCTATGATACCTACTACTGATCTTCCATGGGCACAAGTACTTACCACTGATGGTGGAACTTCAGGTGTAGGTCATTTTATATCATATCAACCGGGCGCGTTTGTTATTGGCATATTTTTAGATGGAAGATCAGCTCAAATTCCTTTAATTATAGGATCAACTCCTACTATACAAGAGCCAACACCTACACAACGTACAGATCCTAAAGCACCTATCTTTCCTGAACTTTCTAAAAGATCTGCTAATCCAACTAGATCTTCTGTTCCTATAGATGGAACTGCAACTGATGGACAAATAAATTCTAACATAACAGGTAGTACAAATTCTGAAAAAATATTTAATTTTTTTACGGCAAATGGATATACTCCAGAGCAATCATGTGGTTTTATAGGAAACTTTTCAATAGAATCTAATTTAAATCCAGAAGCTTTAAATCCAAATGATAAAGGAAAACCAGCCTTTGGATTAGCACAATGGAGAGGTGATAGGCTTGAAGGATTGGAATATTATGCACAAGATATTGGAAGAAATAAAGATGATTTAGAAGCTCAGTTACAATGGACGATTCATGAATTGAGAAATAGAGAAAGAAGCGCTGGCGCAAAAATTAGAAATGCTCGTACAGTTACAGAGGCTACAACAATAATATGTAGATTTTACGAAAGACCTTCGTTTAAAATAGTAAATGGTACGTACACAAGTCCATCTTTGCCAAAGAGAATAGCGGATGCGAAAGAAAGTTTTGAAAGGTTTGCAAGAACATGACATCGATTAATAAAGTTCCAGTTAGTAAAGTCAATAATACTCTAACAAGAGTTCCTATCACAGGTAGGTTTGATAATCAGTTAAATGAAATTGATAAAGCGGCAGAGGAGATAAAAGCCGCTCAAAGTACTGTGCTTGGAAAAACAATTAATGAAACAATAAGTGGAATCAAAGCATTGACACAACCAGATGAATATCCATCTGATATATTATCTGAACCACCTATTGCTCAAGTCACTGTTGATGCCGAGCCATCTTTAAAAAAGACGTCATCTCAAGTATCAAATATTAACAAAATGACTTCATCAAGTTTGTCTGGCGACGGATTCATGAATGCACATATTATAAGTGGATCGCCGCAAGCAACAAAGAATGGAATATTCAATGCTTCAGGAATTGAGCCAAATATAGGAAAGCTAACAGCTATTGTTCCAGGTTCATTACAGTCTGCTGCTCAAAAATCATTACCAAAAATGCAAGCCGGAGATGAGTTCCTTTCTCAGATTACTTCTGTAAATACCGGATTAGGTGGAGTAACATCAAACATAACTTCTTTAGTAAATGATTTATTAGGTGGTAATCCAAACATTGGTTTAACTCAAAAAACAATTGTGAAGAGTCAAAATTATTTAGAAGAGTTTTTAAAATTAGTTTCTTCAAACAGTCTTACACCAGAAGAAGTTGTTGAATGTACTAACTTATTACTTGAAGGAAAGCAAAATGAAGTAATAAAAATTGTTATTGATGCAACTCAAAGAGAAAATATTGATGCAAACATAACTGATATTGAAAAATCAATCGTAAAGGTAACACCATCAGCTTCAGAAGTTATTGACATAAAATCATCATCATTAAGAAATATGGGTAACTCAACTAGAAGAACTAAAGATCTTGCAACTCTTGGAAACAACTGGTCAGGTGCTTCAACTGATACAAGTAATAGTGGTTACAATTTTGAAAAAGTAAGTTCCCTAGAAGAACTCGTTGCTGATCTAAGAAATTTATCAAGAGATATAACAGAAGTAATAGTTCATTGGACAGCTCACTTTAATGATCAAGGCCATGTTGGTGCAAAAGAAATTCATAATATATCGCTTAAAAGAGGATTCAAAGGTTGTAGTTATCATTATGTAATTAAAAGAAATGGTGATTTAGAAAGAGGACGACCTGTTCGATTGCAAGGTGCTCATGCAAAAGCTGCAGGACATAATAAGTTTAGTATAGGAATTGCCTTTGTAGCGGGTTATAACTGTCCATCAGGAACTTCAAATCCAGATAGATATATTAGTTCTGAATCAATAACTCCAGCTCAATATAAAACTTTAGATATGTTCTTAAAAGGATTCTTTATGATATATCCTGGAGGACAAGTATTTGGACATCAAGACTTTGATAACGACAAAGTTGATCCAGGTTTTGACGTTGGAACATATGTCGAAGCAAGATTCGGTAAAAGAAATGTAACAAATCCAAATGACGGTCCAGCAACTCCAGATCAGATTGCAAGTATTGTAGGATAAAAAAATGACAACAGAAAATAACGAATTAGAACTACGTATACAAGATAAAGGTGAAGGTGCTGTAAACGCTGAAGGTCGGCCTGAAGATGCATTTAACGATCCTACTGGCCAGTTTCCTCGTGGTGAATATCATGATCAGCCTTCAGTTAATAAAGTAATTAGAGGAGATGACGTCAATGAACTTGATCTGAGAAATGGTATACCAGGCGTAGATACAGACCTTACACAAAAAGTTGCTACTCAATATCCTATGGCTTCAGTTAATGAATCTGTTTCTGGTCATATTATAGAAATAAATGACACTCCAGGTGGAGAGCGAATATTAATAAAGCATAATACTGGAGCTGGTATAGACATCAAGTCAGATGGAAGTATTATAATTAACGCTAAACAAAATAGAATTGATATAGTTGAAGAAGACCATAGACTCGTTGTGGAAGGTGATGGAAATGTTTCTTATTATGGAAATTTAAATATGAATGTTTCCGGTGATTACAATCTAACTGTTGGTGGTAACTATAATCTTAAAGTAAAAGGAAACTGGATAGCTGATGTTATTGGTTCTTACAAAAAAAAGATTCATGGAATAATGGGTGAAGTTGTTTTAAAATCAAAGTCAGTTACTGTTATGGGTCAAACAATAAACACACATCTTTCAAATGTTGGTAATTTTATTAAAGGTACATATCAGCAAATGGTGAAGAAAAGAGCAGATTATAATCATGGTGCTGAAGCTTTATTTAATTCTGAATCAGAAATTAATATGACTAGTCCAAAAGTAAATATTGCAGCTACTGATCTTTCTGTTATTGGTGCACAAGGAACTATTGGTGGGCAAAATATAATTTATTATGGAAAGAATATGCATTTAGAAAATACCATACATTCTCCAACTGCGAGTTTTATATCTGCATACGGAACAACATTTCATGGTTCACTAAACGGTACAGCAAACTTTGCAGTTCAATCATCTATTGCAGGTGGTATCGGTGTTGTTCAAATTCCAAGTGTTCAAATCAATAATGATGCAGTTGATAATACACAAACACAAAAGCCAACGAGTTCAGAAATTACTGATTTGTTAACTAATAATGAAATAGGTCCAAAGAAAGTAAGTATCGATGAAAACAATGAGATTAAAAACTTTCATGATAAAACCGTTACATCAGGTGGTATAACAACTGGAGAAACAAATACTCGGGAAACAAGATCTAAACTAAAAGATAAAAAGAACATACAAAATACAAATTTTGTTGCTGATAGAGTAGCTGACGGCGTTTTATCTTCATCATTTGCTTCTGGAGTTCCAGGTCAAATTGAAAAAGTAAAAGGAAAAGCTACCACACCTAGAATTGGTCATGATATTATTGGACAAACAGGTAGATCCACGATCAATAACAAATATAAACCATCTGATGCTGCTTCCAAAGCTCGTACTTTGACATTTTCTGTTGATGCTAGATTTAACCCAAACAATCTTTCTCAAATAGAACATACCACATTATTAGGAAAAGGAATACCAATTTCTAAATTTACTGGTGGTGTTGGAGAAAAGACGACTCTCAATCATATTGTAGATGTTTCAAAGAGAAAACAAGCAGCAAGAAACTTGTTAGTTCAAGCTCATGTCATAGAAATATTTAGACAATTAAGTTTATTTAAAGGATTTAATTTAGTGGTTGCTGAAGGAATATATCAACCAGGTCCTGGAGAAACACCTACTCCAGAAAGTTTTAATGATTTAGCGCAAGATGGTAGAGCTGTTGCTTATGAAGTTTATTCACAAAATGGTCAAATAGCGTTAGATAAGTTGTTTGATTTTGCAGAATTTTTAAAAGATGCATTTAGTTATAATAAGTTAACATTGGCATTTGATAAGTTTAACCCAGATAAAACATTACACGGACAACTTTTAGTTGAGATTCCAACAATACCAGAATCTTACAGAACTCAGTACGATATGAAGTTAGAAACTACATTTAATTCTGAAGTTCAGAGTTCTTCTGATTTAGTCGAAATACTGTCATAACTATATAAATATGAATAATTACAGAGGATAAAATGGTTACAAAGGCATTTTCAGTAGAAGACGGAAATCAGAACTCATCTTTACTTACTAGTCGAATAGTAAAGTATTCTGATATAGATTTGCTTTTTGCCAAAAAAATATCAGGAGATATATTTAAAAAAGTTGATGCTTCTGCAGTAAAACAGTCTGTAAAGACAATAGTAAGAACGGGGAGATTAGAAAAACCATTTCAACCAGAGTTTGGAGCTAATCTTGGAGATATATTATTTGAACTAGCAGATGAAGGATTGAATGAAGAGGTTGAATCTAGAATTTCAAATGCTATTAAGATCTATGAACCAAGAGTAAGAGAACTTACTACCACAGTTGTTGCACAACCTGATAATAACTCTTTGTCCGTCACTGTTCAATTTAAAGTTGGTAATATGGCAGAACCTGAACTTATAAACACTACAATTGCGAGGTTAAGATAAATGGCAACTAATATAACATCAACTGCTTTAGACTTCGATAACATCAAAGATTCTTTAAAAGATTATTTAAAGAAGAAAACAGAATTTACAGACTATGATTTTGATGGTTCAGGTTTATCAAACATATTAGACGTATTAGCGTATAATACGCACTTTAATGGTCTGATTGCAAACCTAGCTACAAACGAATCATTTATTCATACTGCTCAACTAAGATCATCATTAGTTTCTCATGCAGAATCTTTAGGATACGATATAAGATCTAAAACATCTTCACAAGTAACATTTGATACTACATTAAATTTAACTGGAGTTTCTGGGAGAGCTCAGACTTATACATTACCAATAGGAACAATTTTTGTTGGAAGTAATGAAGAAGGTTCACACAATTTTATTACAAGAGAAATATACACTGCAACCGATGATGGGACTGGATTATACACATTTAAGGATGTTGATGGTACAGCTGGAGTTACAGCATTTGAAGGAACCGTAAAAACAAAAACTTTCTTCGTGGGTCAAAAAACTGACAGACAAATTTATATAATTCCAGATTCTGATATTGATACAAGTAGCGCAGTCATTAGAGTGTTTGACTCTCCGTCATCAGACCAAAATGTAGAATATACTCCTTTAAGTAAAGCTATAACTGTAAATTCTAAGTCAACATATTATACACTGAGGGAAGCTCCAAATGGAACGTATGAATTAAATTTTGGAGATGGTATCACCTTTGGAAAAACACCAGAAGCTGGAAGTAGAATTTTTGTTACCTATTCTAGAACAGTTGGTGAAATAGCAAATGGCTGTAAAGAATTTACTACTACAGCATCATATAATGTTGGCGGTTCGGTATACACTATATCAGTTATTCCACAAGCTAATTCTGCAGGTGGAGCTGATAGACAGGGTGTAGAATCAATAAGACAAAATGCTCCTTCTGCCTTTGCCGCACAACAAAGATTAGTAACACCTGATGATTATAAAGCAACCATTTCATCAAACTTTCCAACTGTTTCTGATATATCAGTTTGGGGTGGACAAGATAATGTTCCAATAGCTTATGGAGAAGTATATATTGGTCTTGATTTCAATACCGGTCTTTCAGATGCAGCTAAAACTGTCATTAAAAATTCCATTAGAACAAACTTTTCTGATAATCTTTCGGTGATGTCAATCACTCCAGTATTTGTTGATCCAGTAGAAACATTTTTAGAATTAGATACTATGATAACAGTGAACCCAGATTTAACTTCAAAATCTCCACAGACTTTAGAAACTAATACTAGAGATATTATTGATAATCATATCAATACAAAAATAAATGGATTTACAAAAACATTTAGAAGATCAAACCTTTTGACTGAAATAGATGAGATTGATGCCGGTATACTAAACTCAAAAATAGACGTAAAAGTACAAGTAAGATTGATTCCTATACTAAATCAACCGACTTCATACACCGTAATTTTTCCAATGCCTATACTTGGTGAAGGATCAGGAATGGTTAATCTCGAATCCTCAACGTTTGAAGTGACTGGTGTAAATGGAAAGTGTAAAATTGTAAATAAAGTCGGTTCACTTGTTTTACAAATAATTAATATAGATGATAATGAAACTATTGTTACTGATAATATAGGTTCTTACGTGCCATCTACTGGTGTATTAAGTTTAAATAATTTTAATTTAAATTTAATCAATGCCGGTGTTAATTTTCTTAAATTTTCAGCAACTCCACAAGATCAAGCAACTATTCCGATGTTAAGAAATTTTATTTTTAAACTTGACTCATCTAAAATAATAGTTAACCATGCTATAGACAGACAAGGCGTAAGAGTAACACTATAATGGTCGAAAGAACTTTAACAGATTATGGAAGGCTCGATGTAACTTTTCATCGCAATGCAGTGAAGGAAGTTCTACCTGAGCATTTTACTACCGACTATCCAAACTTAATAACATTTTTAGAATCTTATTATGAGTTTTTAGATAGTGGAGATAACTTTGGTGCATTAATTCAAGACCTTTATACAATACGTGATGTAGAGGCCTCTTCATTACAACATTTGGATAATATGTTTCGTGAGTTTGCGCAAGGAATGTCTCAGTCATTCTTTAAAAGTCCAAGAGAAGTCATAAGAAATTTTGCAAGATTTTTTAGAGTAAAAGGATCCAGATACTCAGCAGAAGGTTTTTTTAGAGCATTCTTTGGAGAAGACGTCGAAGTAAGTTATCCAAAAAATGATATATTCTTTTTGAATGACTCAAATCATTTAGTAGGTGATCCATATAGCATAATACAAGACGGTGGAGCTTTTCAAATATTATCAATAATGTTAAAAGCTCCTCTTTCTTTTAGTAAATGGGGTGAACTTTATAAAAAGTTTGTTCATCCGGCAGGATTCTTTCTTTCTAATGAAGTTCTAATTCAACCTGATACAGAAACTCAGCTTACAGCACTAGTCCCTATATTTGATTCTACTAAAGGTAGAACTTTACCGTTATTAGTATTTGATGATAATGCAGGAATAGTCATGAGCGATGTCCCTGATATTACCATTATAGATAATATGGGTGCTACGGCATACGTGATGACAGGAGATAGTCTAAATACCGTAGAATTTAATCAGGTTGATAGTAATACTTCAACTTGGACTGCAAACAGTAATAATGTTTTTGGATTAAAAGATTCTTCTATAAGTTACACGTCGTTTAATCCAGGTACTAATAGAGTTTTTAAGGTAAGAATGGATCCAAGTGAAACCATAGCAAAATATAAAGATGATTCGGTAGGAGTACTTGATAGAAGGTATAGATCAATATTTGATATGGCTGATGCAAGTAGTCCAAGATTAGATAGATCAATAAAGAATGGGTTTCCAACTGACATTAGGTTTGATAACACAAAAGAAACTTTTGATCAAGGAATATATGATTCTCATGGAAGGACATGGAACTACATGTCTAATCTTTGATAAAATAGGTATAAATAACATTAACACGATACAGGATAAATGATATGGCGGCTATAATAACAGATAGATTAAAGTTAGCTATCGTAGACAAGATTGTAACAATTATGGAAGACGAAACGGATCCTACATATATAGGATTTGCTAAGTCAGAAGTATGGAATGATTCTGATACTGCACCTGCACCTTTAAACAATCTAAACGATGAAAGAAAGTTTAGAAATGGTTTACAAAGTGTAAAAAAAGTTGCAGGGGTTTCTACAGTAGTTCCAAGAGTAAATTGGATAAGTGGAACAACTTATGTAGGTTGGGACGATCAAACAGTAGGGTATGGTTCTAGTTCTTTTTATGTATTAACCGAAAGCTTTGGAGTCTACATTTGTCTAAGAGGTGGAAAAAATAATTTAGGAGCTGCTGTTCCTTCTACTGTACAGCCTACAGGATCTAATAACGATCCTTTCGAAACTGCTGATGGTTACGTCTGGAAATTTTTGTATACCATAACAGAAGATGAAGCTCGAAAATTTATGACAGCTTCATTCATGCCAACAAGAATAATATCATCAATTGATTCTAACTCTAGCGGCGCGCACATAAGACAATTTGAAATTCAGAATGAAGCTGATAAACGACAAATAACTCAAATTATTGTTACTAATGGTGGAAGTGGTTATACATCACCTCCTACAGTTTTAATTACAGGTGACGGAGATAGTTCTTTTACCGCGCTTTCAACTATCGATAGTAACTCTGGTACGGTTACAAAAATAGAATTTGCTAACGATTCGAGTACTTTAGACTATGCTCAAGGATATACCAATGCTACAATTAGACTATCAGGTGGCGGTGGATCAGGTGCTACCGCAAGAGCGGTAATAAGTCCACGTGATGGTTGGGGAAAGAATGCAAAGTTTGACTTAAAAACATCTGCGTTATGTGTACATTGTAGAGTTGAAGGTAATGATTCTGATTTTATTACAGGACAAGATTTTAGACAAGTAGCAATACTAAAAGGAGTTCAAAAAACTGCCAATGATTCAGCATTTACTGGTTTAACCGGTAATTGTCTAAAACATTTAACGCTTTCATCAATCACTCAAGTATTTTCATCTGATAAACTCATAGTTGGTACAACTACTGGTGCAAAGGCATTAGTTGATAAGATTGATTCTAACAAAGTATTTTATCATCAAAATGATGAAACTGGATTTATACCATTTTTAAATGGTGAACAACTTACAGAAAGTAATGGTAGTGGTGTTGGAGTTATTGATACTGCGCTAATATCTCCTTTAATTAATCCAGCTTCTACTAAATTACAATACTTAAATAATAGAACGCCAGTCGATAGAACATCGTCTCAAAACGAAGACATAAAAATTATTTTACAAATTTAAGAGTTTATAAATGCCAACTACATTAACTGAAAATTTATTTGCGACAAAGTACAAGGACGACTATCAAGACAGTCATGGCTTTCATAGAATATTATTTAATCCTAGAAGAGCTCTTCAAGCAAGAGAACTTATACAATTACAAACTATCATACAAAAAGAAATTGAAAGATTTGGAAAAAATATATTTAAAGAAGGCTCAGCTGTTAATCCTGGTGGATTAGTTATAAACAGCAATTACGAATTTATTAAAATAACTGATGCAACATTTCCAACAGATATTATAGGAACAGAATTTACTGGTCAGACATCTGGTGTCATAATAAAAGTATTAGATACCGTTGCTTCAGAAGGATCAGATCCGAATACGTTATATGTAAGGTATACAAACAGCATAGCAGGAACATCTGGTACTACTCCAATTAGAGTTACGCCAGGCGAACAATTGGCATCTAATGTTGGTGCTTCAAACATGACGGTTCAAACAATCAATACCGCTTCTAATCCAGCAGTAGGTGCTGGGGTTAGAGTTAGTATTGGTGCAAGTGACTTTTTTGTTCAAGGATTTTTTGTAAATGTTCAAGCTCAGTCTTTAATTATATCAAAGTATAATAAATCTAAAACAATAGATATTGGATTTAAAGTAACACAAGACATAGTAAATGTTAATGATGATGTTAATTTATTTGATAATCAAGGTGCGTCACTAAACCAAACAGCACCTGGAGCAGATAGATTTAGAATTAAACTTTCACTAGTAACTCAAGATTCTATTGTTGCAGGTGAAACATTCGTACCCATTGCAAAGATAGAAAATTCTAGAATTATTGAAACAAACAACGGCCAAAACTCTTATAATAGAATAAATGATATTATAGCACAAAGAACAAAGGAAGAGTCTGGAAATTATATTGTTGATCCATTTACAGTTTCATATGACTCTGCAGATGTTTCTAATTTACAACTCACAGTAAGTGAAGGTACAGCATATGTTAATGGTTATAGAGTTAATAATCCAACACCAACAAAAATAAATGTACCAAGGTCTACAGAAACTATAGCATTTAATAACCAGCCAGTTTCTATTGCATTTGGAAATTTTGTTATAGCTTCTAGTGCAAAGATTACTACTGATATGATTTCATCTCATACTAAATTAAATATTTCAACTCATGCTTCGAATCCAGCAGGTAGTGTAATAGGATCTGCTAGAGTAAGGTCTTTAGAGAAACTTACTGATGGAACATTTAAAGTTTTCTTATTTGATGTTAAAATAAACTCAGGATCTAACTTTAGAACAGCGAGAACAATAGGAACATCAGCAAATCAAACCTTTATATTAAAAACAAAAACAGATACAAACAGCAATGTTGTAGCAGAACTTTTTGAAGCTGATGATGAAAAACTATTATTTCAATTACCTTCAGTAAGACCATCATCAATTTCTGACATCAGCGTGGCTGTCCAAAGGATATTTGAAGGAACAACCGATTCAGTCGGTAACCTTGGTATCAACTTGACTGCTCCTGGTGAAACTTTTACATTAACTTCTGATTGGTTAGCTTTTAGATCGGATAGTGGTCCTGAGATCACGATGCCAAGTATTCCTACTGGAAATGCTACTGCGGCATCTAGTGTTAGTACTAATATGCCAAATAAACAAATAACAGTTTTTGGTTATGTTAACAAGGCTTCAGCTGGAGCAAAAGGTAAATCAATTACTACTAGAACAGTTACTGGTACTGCTGCGGTAGAATCAGATGGAATGGGTAACTCAATAACAGCTTTAGCATTGGGTGCGAATGATATAATTAGTATCACTTCTATTAACAAAGATAGCGCTAATGGAATAGACGTTACACATATGTATGATCTTGATAATGGACAAAGAGATGCATACTATCAACAAGGTAAGGTTGTTCTTAAAAATGAATTTTCTAATCCTGGATCTGTAGTGGTTGCATGTCAGCATTATGTTCATACAACTACTGGTGACTTTTATAATGTTAATTCATACAACACCACAGCGTATTCTGACATTCCAGAGTTTACTTCCAAAACTGGTGATATAATTAAACTTAGAGATGTTTATGGTTTTAGACCATCAAAAGACGTTAATGGTGGATTTACAGGATCTGGTCATAGAATTATTGGTCTTCCAAAGAATACATCAACTTTAACTTCAGATAATACTTATTTTAAACCTAGAAATGATAAGATCACAATCACAGAAACAGGTGACATTAAGGTCATACAAGGATCTTCATCTTTAACTCCAAAATTTCCAGAAACACCAACAAACTCACTAGAATTATACAGAGTAAAAATGGGTGCGAATACTCTTAATGGTGAGGATGTATCATACGATTTGATTGAAGCAAAAGGCTTCACAATGAAAGACATTGGAAAGATTGAAAAGAGAGTTGAAAGGATAGAAGAACTACATAGTCTTAGTATATTAGAACTTGATACCAATAAGCTTTCAGTAACTGATTCATCTGGAAACGAAAGAGTTAAAGTCGGTTTTTCTGTAGATAACTTTAAAGATCAAGCTCAATCAGCAATTACTAGCTCTCAATACAGTGCTTCAATAGATCCAAAAGATCATTCATTACATCCTGCATATTATGAAAATAATATAGGATTAGTTTATGATTCAGACGATACTGATACATCAGGTGTTATAAGAAAAGGTGATAACGTTTATATCGACTTTATTGATTCTGCTGAAATTGAACAACTTCAAGTTTCAAAAGCTATTGACATAAACTCATTTGATATATTTCAATTTAACGGACATATTAAGTTATCTCCATCTTCAGATGATTTTAGAGATAAATTTAAATCTGGAACAAAATCTATTTCTGGCGCCAATACTCTTTCAAAAGACGAAGACACACTTTGGGAAAGTTGGAAATGGAATTGGATAGGAACAAGCTTTGATGGTACAGTAACTGAAGAAGAAACTCATGAAGGTACAAATAGTAGATCATTTGGTAATAGTACCTCACAATTATTGAATAGCGGCCTAGAAGCTGTAGAAAAAACTATTGTCAATAGAGTGGTATCTTCTGAGACAATAAGAAAAGTAATAGATGACCGCGTTGTTGATATTGCAATTATTCCTTTTATCAGATCGAGACTTATACACTTTGAAGCAATTGGTATGAGACCAAATACAAGAGTCTTTCCTTTCTTTGATAACGTTGACGTATCAGCATTTTGTAGAGAAGAAACGTTTACTTTTCATGGCGCTGATTCAGATGGTGCTGAGTTTGGAAATACTCAAGATGCGGCGACAGCTCATCCATCAGGAAGTACAAACTTAACAACAGATGGTGAAGGAAAAGTTTCTGGAACGTTCTTTATTCCAAATACTCCACAGATAAGTTTTAGGGCTGGTGTGAGAGAATTTAAACTTCTTGATATCACAACATCAGATGAAAGTGATGCTTCAACAAGAGCAGTTGCTTTATACAACTCATCAGGAACTATTGAAAGAAATAGAACTAATGTTATATCAACAAGACACATATCTGTATTAGGATCAGACACAAATATTTTATCAGATAGAGTTATTGGAACTTCTGACACCAGAGGAAGAATCGATCCACTCGCGCAATCTTTCTTCGTTAACAATGAAACTGGAATGTTTGTATCTTCAATAGATCTTTTCTTCAAAGCAAAAGATGCTGACTTACCTGTATGGATTCAGATCATGCCAATAATAAATGGTGCTCCCTCAAGAGAAGTTATAGTTCCTGGATCTACAAAATATCTTTCACCAGCATCTATTAATATTTCTGATAATGGAGCGATAGCAACAACATTTCAGTTTGATGAACCATTATTTCTTGATTCATTTACAGAGTATGTTATTGCAGTGCAATCTGATAGTAAGGACTATAAAGTTTGGGCTGGAAAAACTGGTGATCTTATAGTTGGATCAACTCAAGAAAGAGTTTCAAAGAGAACTATTATAGGTGCTCTTTATCTTCCACAAAACACTTATAAGTGGGAACCTGTTTATGATATGGATCTTAAGTTTAGGATTAATAGATGTAAATTTACAACTGGAAATCATACAGCAGTATTAAATAATGCTACTCTACCAGAGAGATTACTTCCAGGTAATCCAATCGATGTA